GACCCATCGGAGGCTCGCAGCCCGCGATCAGTAGCTCGACCATCGCAAGATCATCGGCCGCCGCGGCCTGCCGGTGGCAGCAACCCCAGCGACGCTGCGGCGCTCTGCGCCCGGGTTCGGTCCCGCTGTACTCACATGCCACTAGGCCGCGCATCAGATTGTCTCCCTGACGGTAGATGGTGCGGGAACGTCCCATGCTGCCATCGGGATACCGTCATCCCCAGCATGGCGGGTTACCCATACGCGCGCAGGGTCCGATGTGCGCGTAACGTGCCACGCGCGACCATCGGGGTAGCTTACCGTCCAATCGGTGGGCCGATCTTCCGGCCCGCGCGTAACGGTAACGATCGGCGCGAGAACGTCCGCTAGGCTAGTCTGCCCGATCATCGGGCGCCACCTTCCCGGACTGCGCGCTTGACCTTACGCGCGGTCTTACGCGCGACAGTCGCGGACTTCGCGCGGTGGGTACGATCGCCGTCGCGCGGCATACGCGCGGTCTCGTTACGGTCTGTCTTACGTGTCATCGTACGTTCCTATCTAGAATGGTTCGTTATCGGGAGTGTCGGTCGCGCGCCGTAGCTTCTCGCGCGACCAGCTAGCGGGATCGTTCAATCGTCCGGCCGCTAGTGCGCGGTCGATGTAGCTATTGGTCTTATCCGCGAGGATGGCACGATCTTCCTCGTCGCGCTTGAGATTGTCGGGATAGCTAATCATCGGACAATCTCGATGATGAAGCCACGAGAGGGGTCCAGGAGCCGGCGGAAACTACCCTCGCGATTGCACGCTACGTAGCAGCGCGGTGCCCGCGCGTGCTCGTTACCGTCGCTATCGCGCCAGCTACGCCGCCCGTTCCTACGAGCCTGATCTAGCACGTATGCGCCGATCGCGCGGCCGGATAGCTCGTTGATACGCGCGACTGCATCGGCAACCGGGATAGTTTCGAGCACCGTATCGGTGGACTTGAGAATAATTCGGACAAACATCTGGATAGCTCCTATTAGGTGTAGTTGAGCGGGATAGCTCAAGCTAGCGCAACGGGTAGACGACGACAGGAACGTCCGGCGACCAACACGCGCGACAATCGCGACATTCCCCGTTCTGACGGTAGGCCGGACACTGGTGCGCGTCCGACGGAATCGGCGCGCTCTTCGCGACGGCCGAGAAGGTCCGGCCGTTTACGGCGCGTTCCGCGTTAGGGAAGTAGTCAACTAGCGCGGCAGATTGCCGGATATTGAGATTGGACGGCAGCGCCCCGTTAGCCTTGATCCAGCCGGCAATAACGGCGGCTTCTCGCGACGGCATCCAGAACCTAACCCATGGCAACCTATCGGCGACCGCCACAATTAGGTCTAGGTGCGCGGCAGACTGCAAGTCGCCGCTATCGTGCCATCTAAAGACTTGTGATACGCGGGATTCCCACCCGATTAGCGTGACCATTGCTCGAATCCACGGTACGGACTCAGGATCATGGTGGGATGCCGCCCAATCTAGGCACGCGTCGCGGACGGTCTCAAGCCGACGGTATTGGGCCGGGATTACTTCCGGGTACATACGATAGGAACCCTTGAGCGCGTAGCATCCTCCGCATACGTTCGGACGTTCTGCCGTATGTTTGGCGCGCAGTTTGGACCCTACGTTACATTCTGCCGCGGGCAGACCGTAGGAATGGCATGGCATCTTGCCCGGCCTTGAGAGTCCCGCAACAAGCTTTGCCGCTTGAGTCTGATTCAGTCCTGTAGCTTTAGCCCATGATCGGACATTGGTCGGCGGGGTTAGAGTGAAGATCGACATAGGACAAACCTAGATGATCGGCCGGACGGAATCAAGCCGAATTGCGCGTAGTGTGACGTATCGCACACTAGGGGTTTTCGCCGGCAATTCGGGCCGTAGGGTAGTCGGCGCGTAGGGTGACGCGCCGTAGTGCTGTAGGGGCCGGACGGTAGGGGTCAACATGCACACGACGCTACAGACCGCCCGACCGATTGTCAATACATCCATTCCAGGCTATGTTGATTATCAACATAATCGGTTTTCAACTTAGTCTGATGCCGGCATAGTCGATTCTCAACTATGTTGAATCTAGACTCAATTCTTCAGCTGGTGGGAAACCTGAATCAGTTTCAACATTGGCGCCTAACGGGTTTGAGCGCCAATGTGCCAACACTTGAGCAATTGCCACAATTGGCGTTAGCGGCGCCGCTAGGCACCTTAGAAGTGAAACCTCTCAGAATCGACTGCGCTGACCTTCCCGATAGGGCAGCGGCGCAAAGCATCGAATTGGCGTTAGAGCGGCCGCTAGGCACCTATGCGGGCAAACGTCCCAATTCCAGGAATCGGTCTTATCTAGGCAGTGTGACATTACGTCACACTAGGTAGATTCGGTGATTCTGCCGCTATCTTGTGCCTATGCCTTTTACCGCAGACCCCGCAGACCCCGCAACCTACGCTGCACCCTCCCGTATCGGCGTCGAATTGTCCCGCGACGCCGGCAGCACGATTCTCGCGGCGCTGGCGCGTGATTCATACGAGCTTCGCGCTCGCGGCGGCTCCCCGAATTGCGCTCAAGCGAACTTGCAGGACAGGCTCCGCGACGCTATCGGAAAGGCGCTGGTGGCGTGAACATGCCAACGATCCATACAGCCAACGGACGTACGATCCACCCTCGCAAACAACTTCCTGTAGTCAATCCCGAATAGAAAGCAGACATCATGCAAGGCATCTTCGTCAATGGGCGCCGCCCGACGAGCAAAGCAGCGGTCAAGCGGGCAGCAGCGGCCGGGGAATCGGTCGCGCTCGAAGCAACGAGCATGTTCGGTAATGAATATGACGGACCGATCGAACGGGCGCCCGTCGGCACGTACTACTTCGTCGGACCGGACCCCTACGTCAAACGATCGTTCTACGGAACGGTAAAGGTCGCCGCCGCCGGTAGCGTCCGGGTTTCCTAATGGCACGTCCGACACTAACCCGCGAGGCTGCGCGTAAAGCTTCGCTAGTTCACGCGCGTGAAGCGCGCGACGCGGCACGCGTCATCCTCGCAACCGATTCCGACGCGGCCGCCCAACTAGCGGCCGCGAAGACTCTAGAAGCCGCCGGGTGTTACGTCCGGCGGGCAATCGGGAAGGGGCTGATCTAATGCGCCGTACCATCGAAACGCTGGCGTGGATTCTGGCGATCACCAGTGTCCTTAGTGGCTTCGCGCTAATGCTCGTAGCGTGCGCGTTGGCGGTCCACCAAACCGACATACACGCGCGTAGCGCGCGTGCTGCTAGTTGGACGGTAACCCTGCCCGCGCGCGCCGATCGCCAGTCCCCGATCGTAGACGCGTCCGATCTACAGTGCTTTAGCGTGCGCGACGGTAGCGCGCTACGGCAGATCGGCCACGTTTGGTATTCCCCGCGAGGCTATGCCGTCGCGCGTTACGCGCGGCATACCCGAACCTTTGTCAATCTCACTACCTATAGCGTCCTCTGTGGCGCGTGGAAGGATGGTCCGCATGCTTTGGGGTAACACTCGCAAGGGCATCCTTGCAACGCGTCTAGATGTCCTGTCAGAGGTTCATGGGGTTGTCCGCACGTGGTACCGATACAACGCGGGAGATAGCGGCCTACGATGGGTTATTGAGACTCACGCGGGCAACGAGGCTACGTTCAGCACTCGCGAGTGTGAGCTATGGACGGCAGGGGCGCTAGTCGCACTGGCCGTGCACCCTCCCACAAACATAGGCGCGGTCGCCAGCAACCCTAGCGTCCCGTTCAATCCGTCACCACTAGCGCGCGGCGGGATCATCGGGTAGCGGACTTGCGAGCATCCCTAGCGTGGCTAGGGATGCTCGCATTGAATTGAGGCTCAATTCCAGGTTTTGGGGTCCCGCGTAGTGTGACGAAAAGAATTGACTTGCCGGCAAAAACCTGCTAGAGACCCGTGGAGGTAGTGCCACACGGGGGGAGAAAAACCAAAGTGGTACGAAGCCCTAGCAACCCCAGCGACCCTAACCTTCCTATCGGATTCCTGTTGGATTCCAACAGATTCCCCCATTCAGGCGAACGAAATCCGCCTTCGGCGGGGTTTTCGCACAAGTAATTGGGGGTCGTAACGCGCTACGAGAAAGCCTCAAAGTCGAAGCGCCGCTGGGGTCGCTAGCGGCTGTGCCTCCGGTGGATGGGTCGCTGGGCTCCCCGCGACGCTGGGGGCGCTAGACTTGGCGCATGGGACTTTCTCTTCGTACTCGCCGCGACAACGCTCGTGGCATCGGCAAGCGTGACGCCAAGGCTTGGCGGTCGCGCCGCTACGTGTCCACCGGGATCGGCAACCGCGCCGTCCTCGCGACCGGAACCGGCAACGCGGGCTACGAGGTCTACTCGGAGGTTCCTGGCACCGCTGGCAACTCGATCACCTTCGCCGTAGTCGTTGCCGGCGCGAACACAGCCGAGTCCGTGACCGCCACCGGCACCGCGCTGACCTACAACGCCGCGACCAACGGCGCCTCCGCTGCGACCTCCACCGTGCGCGGCATGGTTGAGGCGGTCAACCGCTACAGCCACGCCGAAGGTGCGGTCGTGAAGTTGCACGCGCAGCGGCCGCGCACCAGCGACGGCACGTCCGTGATCGCAGCGCTCACCGCAACCGCGCTTGCGGGCGCGGTCTAGACCTGCTAAGCTTCTTCTTGTCGCACTAGGGCTCGAATACCTACGCGGCAGAGGGGCAGATTCGGTATCGACGGCGACGTAACGCCTCCAAGGGGCACTTGCCGGACGTGGGTTCGAATCCCACCTGCTCCATGTTGTCACTGGACTACGGCTGCCGAAGCAGGTAGAGGAAGTTCAGGCCACTCCGGTTGGGGCCAACCCTTCCAGAGATACTGAGCCGTGTTGAGGGAGCCCCGAAGGGTCTTTTGAACCTCAGCGGGTAAGCGGAGTGTGACCTCAGAATAGATGCCCGAAGCGCAAGCCGGGGCAGTCAAGGTTGAGGGCGGCGGGAAGCTCGCAAGGGTCCGCCACGCGCAAGCGTGAGAAAGATCGTAGTCTGCAAAACAGAATCCTGGCTACATGTGACAACAAGATGTGCTAGAGTTATCGGAACGCGCCGGTAGGGTCAAACCGAGCCGGCGCTCCAAGGGGGACTCGTTCAACGGAAGGACGTGAAGCTTGCACCTTCAAGATCAGAGTTCGATTCTCTGGTTCTCCATGCAGTACACGCTGGATTAGCTCAGTTGGTTAGAGCGCCGCTCTGATAAGGCGGAGGTCCAAGGTTCAAGTCCTTGATCCAGTATGAAGTCCTTTAGCTCAGTTGGTAGAGCGCCTTTCCTACAAAAAGGAGGCCCAGGGTTCGAGCCCCTGAGGGACTACTTCGGGCCGCTAGCTCAGCGGGAGAGTGCCTAGTCGACAACTAGGAAGCCGCAAGTTCGATCCTTGCGCGGCCCATTGCCTGTGAGGTGTATGAGCACGCCAGCCCGAAAGGTTGGAGGCCGGGGTAGAGTCCCCGCACAGGTAACATGCAACAGTAGCTCAGTTGGTAGAGCGTCACCTTGCCAAGGTGAATGTCGCGAGTTCGAATCTCGTCTGTTGCTTACGCCTCCAAAGCTTTATGGATGAGCACCAGGTTCTTACCCTGGGGAACTACGTTCGATTCGTAGTGGGGGTACTGCAGGAGCGTAGCTCAGAGGCCAGAGCAGCGGGCTTTTACCCCGATGTGCGTGAGTTCGACTCTCACCGCTCCCATACGCTGACGAAGCTCATTTGGTAGAGTTCTCCCCTGGTACGGGAGCGGTTGCGAGTTCGAATCTCGTCGTCAGCTTACTGCGGAATGGGGTAATGGCAGCCTGCCGGCCTTTGAAGCCGGACGATCTAGGTTCGAGTCCTAGTTCCGCAGCTTCGCACCTAAAGCATTGATGGCGATGCACGGCTCTTGTAAAGCTGAGAACAGAGTTCGATTCTCTGTGGGTGCTTGTGCCGGATCGTCTGGGACGACCCGTCCTTCGTACGGACGGTAGCTGAGTTCAATTCTCAGATTCGGCTTACGCGAGAGTGGTGTCAATGGCAGCACAAGACCCTTCCAAGGTTTTGGTGCCGGTTCGAGTCCGGTCTCTCGCTTACAGTCAGACGCAAAGGCGTCTTCGCAGGACCGGGTTGAGCGCCGGCGGCTCCGGTAATCAGTCCGGGCTAGGTACTGTAACTCAGCCGGTAGAGTGGCGCTCTGAAAAGGCGCAGGTCGAGGGTTCGAGCCCCTCCGGTACCACTGTCGAGAAATCCCGACTTGCACCCATTCCGGAGGCAATGTCGGGATTTTCGTCGTTCTAGGCTTGGTCGCCTTCCCAAAGCTTCGGAGCGCGCTCTGGGTTGGGCTGTAGCTGCTCCGTGAGCGCAACGAACCGCTCAACCTCCTTCTGGAAGAGCGCCTGCTGCCTCGCCCGCTCTGCTGGCGACGGCTCGTAGGTGCGTCCGGGGATCAAGTCCCACATGGGGTAGTCCTCAGGCATTTCCCTCTCCCTTCGCTTGGTGAAACTCCTTGCGCGACCGGGCATCCTCGATCTGCGCCTCCGTGGTCTGCGGGTACTCCCCCAGCAACACAGCGTCGAGTAGCAGCTTGAGGTTGACGGGCCGGTACTTGGTCTGCTCGACCGACAGGTTCACGTGCTGCGCGATGAACGGCACCCACGCCTCGCGGCTGTAGCCGTTGTTGTGGATATGCCCATGAAGGCGGAGGTCGTAGCCCTGCATCGCGCCGTCTTCCTCTGGATTCCAGGGGTAGTGGGAAAAGCTGACGACGTACGGCCGCCTGCCGTGCATCGCACCCTTGTAAAGCACCGAGAACGGGCTCACGATGTTGAAGCCAGACTGCTTGTAGAAGCTGAATCGCTGGTTGTCGTGGTTGCCCCGGATGAGTAGCTTGCGCTCACCTGTCAGTTCCTTAGCGATTAGGTGCTTGAATCGCGCGTTACTGCGGTAGCACACGTCGCCAAGGTGGATCAAGGTGGCGTCATCCGGGACCTCCTTGCGCCACTCAGCGATCATCACCTGCTCGTGATCCTCCGGGCGGTGGCAGAAGCCAATAATGTTATCATGGCCGTAATGAGTGTCGCTGGTGACCCAAGTGTTCGCGGGGTCGATATCGTCCCGGAACTTCACGGGCTTCATCGCTCAATCACCTGCAGCTGGAAGCGGTGGAACCATTCGTTGCGCCGCTCGTCTCCGGGCGCGATGTACGAGACCTTGAAGTAGTCCCTGCCGCGCCGGAAGTCCGCCATTTGCAGCACAACACCCTCTCGGCCGTTGTTGAACGTGTACTCGGCATGCGTGGTCCTGTCGATGTGCGGCGACGTACGGACGATTACGACCTTTGATCCGACCTGCGGATCGGGAAACATCTGTGAGTCTCGCATATGACCTCCTGCGCGTATCAGTCGCGCCAGTTCGAGCGAAACAGGAGCGTTTCGCCCTAGTATCGTACCACTTTGGGCCGTTTGGCGCTTACGGGCATAGGATTGTAGGGGAAATGACCAACGTAACCTGCGACGACTGCCCCTTCAAGCTAGCCTGCCCGTACAAAGCGGCCAGTAAGCGTCGCTGCCGGGTAGGGGGTGCATCCGACTGCGTACTACAGCGTTTCGTGGGCGGCGCTCATGCTGCTTTCACTTCTGGTATAGTCCTAAAACGCGCTGTCGCGCATTGGTGAGCAACGGGGACTGTAAATCCCTGACCTCTGGTCTTGCAGGTTCGACTCCTGACGGCAGCATACGGAAGGTGAGCCTCGCATCGGTGCGGGGACCGGATTCGAAACCCGGTGGACTACCAAGTCAGGCGTTCGAATCGTCCTCCTTCCTTACGATTCGCTTGCTAAGTCCAGCCGGGAACCTCTGCGGAGGCCGAGCGCGTCAGTCCCGTCGCGGGTAAGCGGGGCACAAGTCACGTTGACCGAGCAGGCAAGGTAGAGGGCTGCAACCCCTCGCACACTGGTTCGAATCCAGTACGTGACTTACGGATGGTGAAGTCGCAAGGCGCGGCGCTCGCCTGCTAAGCGAAGCGGGCCTTCACGGGTCTGGATTTCGAGTATCCCGCCATCCGCTTCGGAGAGTGAACCCGCAGGGCGTGGGGTACGACTGGAAATCGCTACGGGGTTACGGCCTTGGGCTTCGATTGCTCCGCTCTCCGCTTTCGCTGCGCGGCTTCCGCTGCTCGGCAGCGAACCCCTTAGCGAACCCGTACAGGAAAAACGGCGCTACTGCGAGCACGAACACCGCGATCAAGGCCGCCAACACCCAGTAAAAGGCGATGACGGCCATGACTGCGCCCGTGGCGAGCGTAATCACGACGAGCAGCGCGAAGATGTCGCCCATCAGACGCCACGCAGCGCGGCGTTGAGCTGCCACTCACGGGAGCGCTTCTGCTCAGACGGGTCAACGGCGACCTCATCAAGCACGCGCGCGAGCACGCGGCCAACGTCGCGCCCGGTGGCGCCCAGCAACATCACGTCATGGCCGTTGATCGCCAGATCGCCGGCAGACGCCGGAACCTTAGCGAGCTTAGCCCGCTGGCGCTCGTTTTCCATCTCAGCGATGTTGGTCAGGTACTTGAGGTTGATCGAAGCACCGCCCTTGCCGCTGAGGTCGCACATCCGGTGCATGTACAGCATCGACAACAGCTCATCGCCCAGCTCAACGCGGGCGCGGCGGACCTTGACCGGGTTGACCTTCTGTAGCGGGACCATGTGGTTGAGGATCAGCGTGCCAACGGAGTCGCGCATCTTCTTGTCCACGTTCAGGCGCGCGGCAGTAGCGCCCCAGATGCGGGCGCTAACGACCTCGTGGTCCTCCGGGCGAACCCACTCCCAATCCCGCGCGTCGAGGGTTCCCCGCAGCGCAGCTGCCTCAGCCCCGGTAGGGGCGTAGTAGTGCGTCCGGCCGTCGGTGCCAGTCCACGCGGAATCCGGCTTGCCGGAGTCGTGGAACAGCAGCGCCATGCGGACTTCCAGCGGCGCGTCAACGTGCGCCGCCGTTTCCAGCGCCGTGAACGTGTGCTCGTCGGTGGTCATGTCGTGGTAGCGGCTGCCCTGCTCGAAGCCGATCATCGGAGCGAGTTCCGGCAGCAGAGTTTCCAGCACTCCGGTATCGCGAGCGATCCGCAGAGCGCGGGCAACGTCCTTGCCCATCAGCAGCTTCTTGAGTTCGTCGTAGATCGTCCCGCTCGGGTAGCCGTTCGCGCTCAGGCCGGTGACGGCGCTGGCGTGCTCGGCCATCTGGTTGAGCGTCACGCCCGCGAGGTCGTAGCCCAGCACGGACACGAACCGGAGTGCGCGGAGGGTCCGAAGCGGATCATCCCGGAAGCTGTCCGGGTGAGTCGTGCGGATGTAGCCCCGCTCAAGATCAAAGAGGCCCGCCCCGGTCGGATCGAGCACGTACGGAGGATCGCCGGCGGATTCCTCGCGGAAATCGTCGGTGATCGGCTTGTACAGCGCGTTGAATGTGAAATCGCGGCGCAGGGCGTCGTCGGCCAGCGACAGCATCGGGTCAATCTCGATGTGGAAGTCCCGGTGGCCCGGTCCGGTGCTCACGTCGGTACGCGGGAGTACAATCTCGATCACGCCGAGGCCACGTGCGCTTACGCGCCAGCCAGCCTGTCGGCCGTCGCGCAGCTTGAGCTTGGTCACGGCGCTGTCCGGGTACTGGTCTCGCGTCAGAAGCAGCCGCAGAGCATCGCCCAGCTCCCGGAGACCGGCCCGGCGGACCATGTAGTCAGCATCCTTGACCCGGCGACCAAGAAGCTCGTCGCGGACGCTACCGCCGACGCGGTAGACCTCGAAGCCAATGTCGCGGTGATCCAGTTGACGCATGAAATCGTCTGTGCGGGAGATGTAATCGTTCATGCCAAGCATCCTAGCAGAAGTGGTACGAAGGCGCAAGGGCGGGACGACCCGCAACAGCAGGCACGGCAATGTGCTAAGGTTCGTTTCTGCTGCGGATTGGTGTAACTGGCAACACGCTAGGTTCTGACCCTGGTATTTCGAGTTCAAATCTTGAATCCGCATTACTGATGGTGAGTCGTCCGGGCGACGACGCTCGGCTGTTACCCGAGAAAGAGCAGAGTTCGAGTCTCTGACCATCAGCTTTCAGTGTATGGCGCAGTTGGTAGCGCGCTCCCCTCGGACGGGAGAGGTCGTAGGTTCAAGTCCTACTACACTGACTTTCGGCGCGGTCCCTGTCTAACTGGCTAAGACCTCAGGTTTTCACCCTGAATGATGCGGGTTCGAATCCCGTCCGCGCTTCTACGGAGCCCAAACCATACAAGTAGCGAGGTGTTCGAATGGCACGAAAGAAGTCCGCAGCGAAGAAGTCCTCACCGAAGTTTGGTTCACCCGCTTGGTTCGCCAAGTACCCTAAGGCGGGTAGGGTTGCCGGGAAGAAAAAGAAGAAGAAGTAGGGTCTCTACGCTCCATTCGTCTATCGGTTAGGACGCCGGGTTCTCAACCCGGAAGGACGAGTTCAATTCTCGTATGGAGTACCACAGGGTGTAGCTCAGTTTGGCAGAGTCCTCGGTTTGGAACCGAGTTGTCGTTGGTTCGAATCCAACCATCCTGATAAGCCGACGTGGTGGAACGGTATACACACTGGTTTTAGAAACCAGCGCCCCACGGGATTGAGGGTTCGACTCCCTCCGTCGGTACTACGCACCACTAGCCCAACGGCAGAGGCATCCGGTTCAAGCCCGGTAAAGTCAGAGTTCGAATCTCTGGTGGTGTATACATCCTCGTAGCTCAGTTGGACAGAGCGCTACCCTGCGAAGGTAGAGGTCACTGGTTCAAGTCCAGTCGGGGATGCTTAGGTTATGTAGCTGAGTTGGTTACAGCACCCGGTTGTCAACCGGAAGATCGTGGGTTCGAGTCCCATCATAACCGCTAGGATGGGCCTAGGGTGAACTGGCCCTGTAAAGGAAGTCAGGAAGTGACCCCGTGACTTCTCCTTAGCGTCCCTACGCCTCCTCGGTTGAGGACAACACGCGGGCCTTCGAAGCCTGCTATTTCGGTTCGACTCCGAACGAGGGGTTTGCTATAGTTCGTAGCATGAAAACCTGCTCCAAATGCCGTGCCAGCAAGCCTGACGCTGATTTTCATTACAAGCCGGTGAACAGGCTGGATTGCTACTGCAAGCCATAAAGAACTGCGAACTGGTTTGCGCTAACTGCCGCCGCGTCAGGACTCAGGAGCGCCTGACTGCAGCGCGTGATACAGTACAACGACCAAGTGGGGCGCGCTAAGCGGTCGAGCACCTAGATTGTGAATCTAGTGTTGAACAGGGTTCGAGTCCCTGGCCTCACCCCGGAGAATAGGCGACGGTTGCCGGCGAGATTCCAAACCTCGCGTCGAGTGGGTTCGATTCCTACATTCTCCGCTTACGCCAGCGTAGCTCAGTAGGCAGAGCAGACCCTTCATACGGGCCGTGTCGAAGGTTCGAGTCCTTCCGTTGGCACTTTCCTCCCCGAAGGTGGAACACGTAGCGGCTCCTACCCGCATCGTCGCCAGTTCGAATCTGGCCGGGGAGTTACGCAGATGACGAGGCTGTAGTAGCCTGCCTGGGCCCATAACCCACGGAGTCATCGACAACCGGTGCGACCCCGGCATCTGCTACCACTTCATGTGGTACGATCCCCAGACGGTTCGCTCTGGGGGCGTCCTCACTCAAGCCGGTACCCTGAGATGGGTGCCGGCTTTTGTCGTTCTAGGACTCAAACGTGTGCAGGATTTGTACCGGCGTGTCGTACAAAGTGTACGTTTCATCAACCGCTGATACGTTGTACACGGGCAGCCCCGACACGCTCGCGGCCCCACGGGCCTCGTGGATGTGGCCGCAGATCGTTACGTCCGGCCGCGCGCGCTCGATGGCGCGGTTGATCGACGCGTCCCCGACGTACCACCCGCGAGACACGCGGTCGCGGGCGCCGTAGGGCGGCCCATGCGTCACCAGCAGGTCCAGTCCGGCCGGGATTAGCTGCGCCCGGTGCTCTAGCGCCTCGTCGGAGGCGTAAAAGGCCCAGCGCAGGAGGTTTGGCACCCAAGGAGTGCCCCAGACCCGCAATCCCGCAACCCTAGCCTCGCTATCCTGCAGTAGAGTCCAGGGGAGGCTCTCGACAATCTCCCGGATGGCGGGCTCCTGCGACTCGCCCACGAAGTCGTGGTTCCCCCAGATCGCGACGACTTCGCAGTCGAGCGCGTTCAGCCAGTCCCGCAGCGCGTTGTCGCACCACCAAGCCTGCCAGTGAGCGGCCTCGGAGCTGAGGCTCAGGTCCAGGTTGGGGCTGTCCGGGCACACATCGCCGGCGATTACCAGAACGTCGCACTCTGGAACGTCCGGGAGGTTGCCGTGGAGGTCAGCGGTGACGGCGACGCGGGGCATCAGGGAACCCACACGGCGCCGGAGCGCTTGACCCCGTGCAGCAGGAGCTTGGTAGGGTCGAGCCCCGTACCACGGCGGCCCTGCTCCTGCTCTGCGACCAACGCGTCGATCGCAAGCTGAATTACGTTGTCCCCGCGCGCGTCGAAGGAGACCACAGTGATTTCTGAGTCGGTCATCGACCTGTGCCCAAACCGCACGTCCCATAGCTGCCCGCGCCTCATGGTTCCGGGACCTCGTTGAGCGGGACGCCGCACCGCTCGCAGGGCTTGTCAGCCCCGGTCGCGTACTTGTCCTTGAACAGCATAGTCAACATCGCCTCTTCCTCCGTGAGGCAGGCGATGTGGACGTGCGCCCCTCGGACGATACACCAGCACATCGGACTCATGCACTATCTCCCTCGTGTAGATAAACGAACTGCGACATGTCGGCCGGCGTATACCACGGCCCCTTCAAGACCTTCCCGTCCTCGCGGTAGACGGGCTTCCCATCCACGCCCAGCTTGCTCATGTTCGAGCGGTGGGTCTCCGCAAAGGCCCCGTCGATATCAAGAGCGAACGCTACCGCAGTTCCTTCGAGGACGTACCGCAGATCGGCCAGTTCCTTGAGCAACCGGGCCATCGTGCCGTAAACGGCGTCGGCATCCATCTGCTTCGTGAGCAGCGCCAGCTCGGCCATCACTTCTTCGTACTCTTCACGGATCAGACGCATCCGCAGACGTACCGTATCGCCCGCAGGAGGGCACGGAATGGCAGATGGGCAGTCCTGCCCGAACTTGGCGTGAAACTCGCGTACGACGGTCATGCGGGGTCAGTCCTTTCGATGAACCTGCAGATGCGCGCGGCCTTCTTAGGGCTGAGGACGATCGCAGCGGTGTGTTCGGCTCGCCCTACAGCAATCCCAGCGTTGTTCGCGTCGATTCCGACGTAGAGGGAGCCATCTTCCATGCGAATCATCCGGATGAACGGCCAGTCACCCTTGGACTCGTCGATTTCCAGGGATTCAGCGGTCTCACGGACTGGTGGCAGCTTAGGCACGGTTGGTACGCCGCGACGCTTGAGTGCGGTGGCGGCGAGCCTTGCGCGCGGTGACGGGCGGCGACTTCGGCCCCTTACGGAGACCGGCCCTGACGCCGAGGACGTGTGCGCGGTCCTCAAGATCAGCCAGAATACGGGCGGTGGACTCCAAACGCGCGGCTGATTCGGCGCGGTGGTTGGTTTCGCTCATGCTGCACTCCTGACAGTGGTGGGCTTCATCTTGTGCAGCTTACGCCGCTCAACTTGGATGGAATCGGAGGCCGCTCGGATCGCGTCGCGGTTTTTCGCTGCGATCGGGGTCTGAGGCCCGTAGGGAAACCGGCCGATTTCGGAGCGCAACGGGGCCATCGCCTCGCGCAGGCGCGTCAGCGCAAGCTCCATGTCGGTCGCGCGCTGGGTCGTGTTTCGATTCGTGCGCCTCCGGTGAAAACGGCGAACCTGCTGCGCGTAGGCGACCGCAGATTGGGCCGCTTCGAGGATGTTCTCAGGGAGTTCTTCCGGCATGCAGGAATCGTACCACATCGAGCCCGACTTTGCACGATATGGCGCCTCCCTCAGCGACCGCGAATCTGGACCCGAAAACGACCCTGTTTTCGTATGAAGGTGGTACGAATGTCCCAACTTTTCTCCATACTGGGCCTGGGTTTTTCGCACGTGACCCTTTTACCCCCTTAGGAAGGGGGTAAGGGTGCTCGTGTCCCCCAGCTTGAGGTCCCAAAAGCGGCGGACGCAGAGACCAAAATAGCCCCTAGGATTCGTACCACTTGCTCATCGCCGTGCGAGAATCTTAGGTCATGGCGTTCGACCTATCACGCGCGCTCCGGGCTCAGGAGGGCAAGGCGCTTGTCGCGAATCCTGCCTTCATGGGTTTGGAGCCAGTCACGACGTACCAGCCCGGAGTCGCCCGCGCGGATTCTGTCATCTCGCAGCGCGAGGCGGCAAGGCACCTTGATGTGTACGGCGGGCGACAGGCGATCGACTGGGTTTACGACTGCATCGGGCTCTACGCCGACCCTGTGTCCGCCGCGCCCTACAAGCTGACCAAGAAGGACGGGACGCACGTAGTACGCGCCCGCACGAAGGGCACGCCGCCCGACTTCGAGGTTGGACCCGCCGACCTTTACCGCCTGCTGGACCAGCCCAACCCCTACATGATGTACGACGAGCTGATGTCGCTGCTCGTCATCGACCTCATGCTGGTAGGCAACGCCTATTGGTACAAGTGGCAAGTGTCGGGCGGGAAGCCGCTGGCGCTGTATCGCCTATCTCCCGCGCACGTCAAGGTTGTCCCCGGCGAGTTCGGACCGAAGCGCTACGAGTACAAGCCGCCCGGAGTTCGCGACGCGCTGGCGATCCAAGTTGACGAAATCGTCCACTTCCGGCGCGCGAACCCGCACTCCAACTACTACGGGGTTGGCGTCATTCAGGGCGGCGGCCGCGCGATGGACCTCGAATTGGCGATCACTAATACGATGGCGTCGTACTTCGAGAACAACGCCGACCCGTCGCTGATCGTCCAGTCGGAGCGCCGCGTCCCTCGCGACGTGTTCAACAAGCTGCGTGCCCAGCTTCGCTCGCGCGTTGCCGGTAGCTCCAAGTCGGGCGAGCTGCTCGTCCTCGAAGCGGGCCTCAAGGCATCCACGCTTTCCGCAAACGCCCGCGACGCGATGTTCGCTGACCTCTCGCGTATGTCCCGCGACCGCGTGATGGCGCAGTTCCGGGCGTCCCCGATGCTGTTCGGGATCATGGACGAGTCCAGCAGCAGCAACAAGATTTCTGACGTCAGGCGCGAGTTTGATAACTACGCGCTCTTGCCGTTTATGCGGAAGCTGCAAGCACAGATCACGATTGCGCTGCTTTCCGCGTGGGACCTGACCTACTCGGTTGACTATCGCGTGGCGCTGCCATCCGACGAGGCCATCAAGGTCGCGGAGTCCGTCGCCAAGATGCCGGGGGTCAAGATTCGCGAGGTCCGCGCGCAGTATTCGCAGTTCGGCATCGAAGAGTCCACCGGCGATGTGAAGATCGACGAGGAAATCCTCAACCTGCCGGGCACGAACTTGGGGCCTACGGGTCAGCCCGTGACGGGCGGCGCCGGATTCGCTGACCAGCCGCTTGGCTCGGAGCCTGGCCGTCCGCCGCTGGTCAAGAACACGCAGCCCATCAGGGGCGCCAACGGCAAGGTCAACCTCCCGGCGGGTTCGCAGGCCCGCGCGTCCGGTAAGGCGCTGATCGAAGAGGCTTCGGCCCGGCTCGCAATCGCGGCGCTCGAAGAGAAGGCGCTGGAATCGGCCGGCAACGTCAGCATCGGCTCGAAGCTGACCAACGAGCAGCGACCCCTGGATCGCTTCGCGCAGTTTCGGAAGAACGACATCGACGCGACCCGCAACTTCGTGATGGCTGGGCTTGCTGAGGCCGCTACTGCGCTTGAGCGCGACCTACTCGACCACGTTGAGGGCAAGGCGCTCAAGACCAGCGACCTCGTGAGCCGCATCAAGCGCTCCGAGGCGTGGAAGACCTTTTCGACTGCGGTCGCTGCCGTCCTTGAGGAAGGCGCGCGCCGCGCGGCCTCGTCTGCGGTCATGCACTCCGGGCTCACGCCGGGAGAGGACGTGGACTACGACTCGCTCGCCAAGGGGCTCGTCCACCGGCCTGAGGGTGTTCGCGGAATCGTGAACACGCTCAAGCAGCGCGTGATTGACCGTGTGAAGGCGGCCCGCGACAACAACGCTGAGCGTGTTGACTACCAGAATCTCGTGCTCGACGTAATCACTGAGTGGAACACCGGCCAGTCCCAGACGGTCGCGGACAGCGAAGCCACGGTTGCCTACAACGAGGCAACGCTGCTGGTCGCAGAGCTTTCCGGGATCGGCAACGTCTACGTCACTGACGGCGACGACCACGACCAGCCGTGCAAGGACGCAGACGGGCAGGTCTGGACGACCGACCACGCGCGAGCGCACCGGATCGAGCATCCGAACTGCCGACGCGCGTTTCTGCCCATGACGACGGTAGCCTAGACGTATGGAATGGATCGTCAGGCACGTAACTCGCGGTCGCCCGAAGCGCAAGCGCGCTCCGGGTGCTGGCTCTGCCGTCAAGACGCGTGCCCACACCCGCACGCCGCGCGGCCCCAACCGGGGCAAGCCGCGCGTCAAGGTTGATTCGTACCGTCGAGGACGCCCGCCCCGCAAGAAGCGGTAAGTGGTACTATTCCTCTATGAGGAATGCGACGTGAATTACAGCAAGGATGAGTTCTTCGCCCTGATGGGCGCGATCGAGGCTGCTGGCGGCGAGCACCTCGATGAAACGTGCAGCCCCAAGACCTACAACTTCTCCGGTCCGAACTCCAAACCGCTTGTAATCGCGGGCTGTGGCAACTCGTCACGGTTCGAGATTCCGTATGAGCGCGCAGTCCAGGGGGCGCGGCGCCGCCAGACGGTCAACGTATGCGCGGTGGACGATAATGTAGGTATGTGGCCCCGCTTCGGCGGCGACCGCTTCCACAACGTGAAGCCTAATCCGGAGGACGTGTTTTGATGGCTGTAGAACTGACACTCAGCGGCGCACTCGATACCGTGCTGATCGACGGTAACTTCGCCGCCTACGTCAACGACCTGAACATCGCGGCCGCATCCGGGAAGCAGTACCTCATCGCCACTGAGTTCAAGGGCGGCAACATCGCTCTCGACACGCGCAAGATTCTCATTGCGCGCGACCGCGACGACGACGAGTCGATCTTCGTGGGCCGATGACCCTCAGCTCGGTAGGAATTGCGCTCATCTCGTTCGGGGCCGTGCTGACCTCGGTCTCCGCTGTTGCCGGCTCAATGGTCGCCGCGCTCGGCGCGCTCTGGGAGCTGGGATTGTTCTATGTGTCGGGCCGCGCGTGACGTTCTGAGCGTCGTTTTGCGGGTGGAGGGCTTCATTAGCAGGGTAGTTCCGCACCGCCTCCTTCCGGCCCTGATCCTTGATAGGATTATTGGTCCCGCCGAAGACTTCGAGTACGTCAGTCGCACCCGCCCCCAAGCGCCCGCAGACATCTCATAAGCCACTGAGCGGAAGTTCCGTTCACGCCCTATACAGGAGGACCCCACCTTGTCTCATGCACCCTTCGATGCGCCCTTCGCGCACGGAATCTACAAGCAGAAGTACGCCCAGCAGGGTGAAGAGTGGCAGGACACCGCGTTCCGTGTGGTTGAGCACGTCATGGGGGCCGTTGACATGGCCGACACCGTTGAGGCCGGGATTCTGGCGTCCCTGATCGACGCCCGCAAGTTCATCCCCGGCGGACGGTACCTCTACGCTTCGGGCCGCGACCTGCATCAGGTCCAGAACTGCCTGCTGCTGCGCGCGGAGGACACGCGCGAGGGATGGTCGCAGCTCGTCAGCGATTCGACGATGGCGCTGATGACCGGCGCAGGGATCGGGGTCTGGTATGGCGACGTTCGCTGCTCGGGCTCCGTCATCACGCGGACCGGAGGAACGGCCAGCGGCCCGATCAGCCTGATGAAGATGGTCAACGAGGTTGGCCGCAACGTCATGCAAGGCGGCGCGCGACGCTCCGCTATCTGGGCGGGCCTCCCTTGGTGGCATCCCGACGTGTTCGAGTTCATTCGGTCGAAGGACTGGTCCCAGGACGTGCGGGCGCTCAAGGAAAAAGACTTCACCTTCCCGGCCGACCTCGACATGACGAACATCAGCGTCACGCTCGACAAGGACTTCTTCGACGCGTACAACGATGAGACCTCGTTCGTCAGCGTGCGGAGCACGCTCGATGCGCCAGATGGCCGCTCGTGGAATGAATGGGCGCGCGAGGTCTACGAGCTAGTCGTGGACAAGATGCTCACGACGGCCGAGCCGGGCTTCTCGGTGGACTACGACAACGCGTCCGAGAACCTCAGGAACGCGCCAGTTACGGGCGAAACTCAGGTGCTCACAGATCGCGGATATCGCGCCGTACGCAGCATTGTGGGTAAGCCAACATCTGTCTGGACTGGAAAGCAGTGGGCCTCCGGCGTAGTGTTCGAGCAAACTAAGGCCGACGCCGAGGTGGTCCGGGTTGAGATTAGCGGGGGCAGGTTTGTGCGCTGTGATCCGGAACACGAGTTCTTGGTGGAGAGGCGCGTCGTCGGGCAGCCAACAAGTATTGGTCGTGTAGGGGCCGGTGCTCTCGTGGTCGGCGATACGCTGCATGTGGCGCTGCCCGTGGGTGAGGCGGCGACGGACCAGGACGACTATGAGCTAGGCTATATCTACGGCGACGGATCGTTTGCTAAGGCGGGAGGTGCTGAGGTTACGTTCTGCACCGACGAATCGAAAGCGTGCGCGGCCTCTTTTGCGGGACACGCCAGCATGAATATGCACGACTCTCGCGGGCATATCCGCGCGTACTACAGTGTCAATCGTCGGTTTGCCGGGCGCAGCAAGGACAAGTTTCCCGATGATGTTGGGTGCCTAAACTCGTTTCTAGCCGGGCTATTTGACGCCGATGGCAACTACGAGCTAATCCAGCGGCGGGTCAGGCTATCGTCTAAGCACCGCAGCTTCTTGGCGGGCGCGGCTCGCGCGCTAGAGTCGCTTGGCATTCTCGCCGGAGTGTCAAAGGCGGGAACGTCAACGTACGGTAAGGCGCAGGGCTGGCAGCTTGTTGTCAACCGCGACTTCAATGATGAGTTTGCGCGTTTGATTCCCTGCCTGCGTTTGCGGGTTCCTGCCCGCTCCGGGAAGGGATACAGGCCAGCGGCGTTGAAGGTGCTCGCTGTGGCGCCTGATGGTCGCGAAGACGTTTTCTGCGCTGACGTGGGGGTACCCGAGCACTCATTCGTTGCTGAGGGGGTTGTCCTCTCGAACTGCACAGAAATCACGTCGGAGGACGACTCCGATGTGTGTAACCTCGGCTCGCTCAACATGGCGGCGTTCACTTCGCTCGAAGAGTTCCGGCAGGCCGTTGACCTTGCCACGCTGTTCCTAGTTGCCGGCACGGTCTACTCCGACCTGCCATACGACAAGGTTCACGCGACCCGCGAGAAGAACCGGAGGCTCGGCCTCGGGATCATGGGCGTTCACGAGTGGCTACTCAAGCGCGGCAAGAAGTACGGCCCGGACGACGAGCTGGCGAAGTGGCTTGAGGTCTACGCCACCTCTACCGAGTATGCGCACAAGTGGGCCGACGCCGTCGGTGTGAGCCGCCCAATCAAGACGCGGGCGATCGCCCCCAACGGCACTATCGGAATCATCGCGGAAACCACCACTTCGGCCGAGCCGATCTTCGCGTCCGCCTTCAAGCGCCGCGTACGCAACGCTTCGGCGCAGGGTGACACGGTGCAGTACGAGTACGTCGTGGACCCCACAGCGGCCCGCCTCGTGGCTGACGGTGTTGACCCCGCGATCATCGAGGACGCGTATTCGCTCTCCTACGACGTGGAGCGTCGCGTGGCGTTCCAGCATTGGCTACAGCAGTACGTGGATCACGGCATCTCGTCCACCGTCAACCTGCCGAGGGTCATCGACGACCCGGCCGAGCAGCGCGAGTTCGGGGAGATGTTGATGAAGTACCTTCCGGGACTACGCGGAATCACGGCGTACCCGGACGGATCACGGGGCGGACAGCCCCTAACAGCGGTCCCGATCGAGTTCGCGCTCGACAAGACCGGAGTGCGCTTCGAAGAGGCCGAGGACCGCTGCGTGGGCGGTCTCTGCGGCGTATAAACTGCGAGTACGAGCAGGCGTTGTTACGCCATTCGTGCAAGCAGTAGGGCGACTCGCTACCGCCTGGACCGAACCACAAACCTCCGGCGGCGTGGTACCCGCCGGAAGTTTGTGTTAGTCTAGGTGCTCAGCAATCAGTCGCTTCTCCCCACTTCGGGCCGCTATGCGGCCCGTTGTCGTTCCGGCGCGTAGGATTACCGTGTGACTTTGATTCCTGTTGAAGACTTCCTAGCCCCGGTTGCTGGGCATCCTGACTTGACGCAGTTCCGCTGCGACTTCACGCTGACCGGTAAGGCGCTTGAGGACGGCACGTCGGGTACGACAATCGTCGAGCAGGACAACGGCGATCTAATCATCGAGGGATGGGCAGCAGTTTTCGAGGGCGAGGATCGTCAAAACGAAAACTTCGCGCCGGGCGCGTTTCAGCGCGGGATCAAGAACTTCGTTGACGGGCAGTCGTCCTTGTGCCATATGCATAAGCACGATCAAGTTCTGGGTAAGGTCCTTAGTCTTCAAGAAGAGACCAAGGGGCTGAAAATGACCGCACGAGTTGACGGGGCAATCAAGTCTCACCCAACTCTGGGCACGATTTACCATCAGATCAAGAACGAGTCGATCAACGCGCTGTCTGTAGGCGGTTTCTTCAAGCGCGCCATGATCGAGGGTAAGCAGAAGATCGTGGACATGGACTTCACTGAAATCTCTTGCACAGCCGTTCCTGTCCACAGCGGCACACACTTCTCTGTAATCGCAGGAAAGGCTCTTATGTCCGTAGCACCTGAGGAGGAAGTAGAAGCGCCCCTTGGCGATTTGGCTGCTGTGTTTGAGCACATCACGGCGCTGACCGAGAAGTTCGGCAACCTAGCTGGGGAGAAGGCCCTCCCGGACGCGCACAACCCAAGCGCCGCTAATCACGTAGCTGACATGCTTTCGCACCTTTCCCGCGCCCGCGCGGCCGCTTCGAACGCGGCACAGCACTCGGACCACACGGGTGTCAAGAACGCCGCCAGCGCCGCTGAGACCGATCTGATCGCGCACGAGAAGAAGATGCACACGCTGGCCGCTAAGGTCGGACCCCTACCGCCGCAATACTGACCAGTCGGAACTGGCAGCTAACCCGATACTCTTGGAGAACGATGAAGACCTTGGAAGAAGTAACTTCGGCCCTCGTGGCACTAGAGACAAAGGCAACTGAGGCTCTAGCTGCTGTTGACACCGGCCAGACGACCGCTGCGGAAGCTAAGGCTCTCGTAGACGAACTCAAGCCTCAGATCGAGGTTCTTACCGCAGATCGCGAAGCAGCAATGCGCGACGCTGAGGTAAAGGCTATGAAGGGCGAGCTTACCTCGCTGCAGTCCGTCATCGCGGACCTTCGCAAGCCTTCCGGCGAGTTCACCATCGCAACGGACGACGAGGGTAAGGCTCTTGACGAGTCCGACCCCTACGCTGCCGGCACTCTGTCCGTCTTCCAGGACATTCGCCTAGCCAACAAGGGCGACCAGAGCGCGAAGGAGCGCCTGACGCAGGGCTTCAAGTCCCTGAACTCCGAGGGTAAGGCCCTTACGGAGGGCACGCAGGCACAAGGCGGCTACCTCGTTCGTCCTCAGGTCGAGCGCCAGATCGTTCTGGCCCGCGAGCTTGACAATGTTCTTCGCCAGCTCTGCTCCAAGCTGAACGTCACCAGCAACTCCATCTCCCTCGACCAGCTCGGTCTGACCACGACCGCTGGCTGGGTCGCGGAGCTTGCAGCCAAGCCTGAAACCACGGCGATGACGCTGGCTACGGTCACCGCATCGGTGTTCACTGCCGCTGGTCTTGCAACCATCTCGAACCAGCTTCTTGCTGACTCCAACCCGGCCATCGACGGCCTTGTAACGTCCGACCTCGCAAAGCGCCTCGTAGCGCTTGAGGAAGCGGCGTTCATCAACGGCTCCGGTACGGGACAGCCGCTCGGCATCCTGAACACTCCGGGCATCGGCGCAACGTCGCTGACGCTGACGGCGATCACGGCCCTTCTGGACGCGATCCTCGACGCGGTTGCTCAAGTTGAGACCGACCACGGTACTCCGTCCGCCATCCTGATGCACCCGCGCACGTGGACCAGCATCCTCAAGTCCAAGGACGCGCAGGGCGCGTACTACATCGACCCGACTGGTGGTCCGACGGACCCCCGCACGAACCTCAGCGGCCCGGTCAAGTCCCTTTGGGGCTACCCGGTAGTCACGTCCAACCGCATCCCGACCAACCTCGGCACCGGTACCAACGAGTCCCGCGTCATCGTTGCTGACTTCCAGGAAGCGCTCATCCTGGACCGTCAGGGCATCACTGTAGACGAGTCGGCTCACGTCTACTTCACCACCAACCAGACCGTGTTCCGCGCCGAGCAGCGCGTAGGCTTCACGGCAGCCCGCACACCACTGGCGTTCAACGTCATTGGTGGAGCAGGACTAGCCAACAACTAGGCTCTAGGAGACCAACATGGCTGACGAAGCAACACCCAAGGCAACACCCAAGGCAGCAAAGTCCGCATCGGTCGATAGCCCGGTTGAGGTCTACGAGGTCAAGGAAGGCAACGTACACGAGGTCCACGTGACCACGGATCGCGTCATCACCGACCCCAACGACCCGCTGGCAGTCCAGACGGAGGGTGGCAGCGCCGTTCTGCCGCTTCCGATCCACGCGCTCGCAGGCCGCCACGTCGAAGACGTATTCAACGACGCGTAGCACTTCGCCATCGCTAGAAGGTCCAACAGCCACCCTAGGGTGGCTGTTGTCGTTGTAGACTGTGTTTATGACAGCAATCGCTCGGGAGCTTGACTACCCAGATCAGGCTGCCGATCAGGCGCTCGCCGATATTTTGGCGAAGCTGAACGTGTCGCTGGCTGTTACCGGCCCGCTGACTGACGGGCAATTGCGCGCCAATCCGGTGCCCGTTGATGTTGGCGGTAACCTTGCAGTAACGGCGTCGTTCCAGTCCCGTGTGTCGTCCTTGAACGTCCCGACTACGCCGCTCGGCGCTAACGCTACCTTCACCGGATCGTGGGAAGATGTACGCGACTACGCCTCGATCGCAGCGGTAGTACTGACAGATCAAGCATCCGCCTACAACGGCGTGATTATCGACTTCTCAGACGACGGAGTAACCGCCCTCAGGTCGGTCGCCGCGACGATTCCGGCGAATATCGGCACGTACTTCGAGTTGACTCCGGAGGCCCGCTACTTCCGGGTCAGGTACACGAACGGCCCGGTTGCGCAGACGATGATCCGGTCGCAGATCATTTTGCGCTTCAACACTCCTGGCTTGGTGCAGACTCCGCTTGGTGCTCCAACAAACGACCTGAACGTCGCCGGCATCACGAAGGCGCACTTGGCGGTTCGCAATCCGTCAACAGGTGGGTGGCAGCCGCTGTCGGCGGACACGACAGGCAAGGTAAACGTCCTCGGGCCTGCGACCGACGTGGAGCTTCGCGCTACGCCGCTGCCGGTCAGCAATACGAGCCTTCCGCTACCGTCCGGCGCGTCGACGGACACCACGCTGGCAGAGGTCCGTGATCGGTTGCCGACCGCCCTGGACACTGACGGCAGCATGAAGGTCGCAGACGTGTTCACGGGTGGCGAGGCGCTCGCGGACCAGACAGGCGACGGGACGGTCAAGACTTTCACGTTTGCTTCCCCGGTCGATCTGGTGTGGGTGCGTTGTGTGGCCGTAGCGGGAAGGTGTGACCCATTCGGTGGAACACCGTCGGCGTCGCAGGGGATTTACTGCGCGGCGGACGAGCCGAACCCAATGACTATTCGCACCAGCTCGGTCAAGGTGTTTGCGGCATCCGGGCAGATCAGTGTCTGGGGTTATCGAGGGTAATGCCTCGCATCTTCCCGATCATCAAGAAGGTCACTAACGTCACTGGTGGCAATCTGCCTGCGGGAGCGATGGTCCTCGCTGAGGGCGCGCCATCCCTGCGGGTGATCGCGCCGGACATGATCCCTGGACAGTCTGAGGGCGTGGCGTTGCGGATGACAGCCCCGGATGCGATCAATACGCAGACTGAGGCGGTTATCGCCACGCTGCGGAACATTGGGGATTCCAGTCTAGTGCAGCAGGAAGCGGTCATCGCTCGTATTGCGGGGTTGGGTGACAGTCAGGCGGTGCCGTCGGAAACAACGCTGGCGGCGCTGGCCGCGTCGTTCGCGGACTCGCAGACATCGAATGCGAGTGGTGGTGGTGCGACGTATGCGACACCCGCGTTCGTAAAACAGCAAGGGCAGAACTCAGGGACGATTGTTGGCGGGACCGAGTTCACTGCCCTCTCCACTCCCACGGTGGGCAACGTGCTGGTGGTGCAGGCCGCTTCGTTGGGCGGCACGTCGGGGCAGGAGGCGTTGTCCTGCACCGACGACGCTACGCCACCGAACACGTACACCCGTGATCTGGTGACGTTGAACTCCACGAACGGGTCGCTGGTGTTCTTCTCCGCGAAAATCGTGAATGTCCCAAACAACGTCACGGTCACCTACGGGGCGAACACGAACGTCATGCTGCTGGTGGACGAGTTCTCCGGCATCTTGGCTGGTTCGGAGGGTGGCGTTGACCAGACGGCGGGCGGCAGCGGAACGGGCACGGCTGCAAGTTCGGGTGCAACCGCCGCGCTCACCGGGTCCAACGACATGGTGGTCGGCGGCATCTACTGCGGCAGCAACGGGTCGGTTTCGGCGGGGTCCGGGTACACACTCAGCGGCCAGGCGAACAACGCGATCATCGCTTCGACTGATGCCTCTGAGCGCAAGGTCCTGTCCGGCAGTACGGCGGCGCAAACTGCGACGTTCACTCTTAGCTCGAACGGCTGGGTCTGTTCGGTTGTCACCTACAAGGCGATCCAGACC